ACGCTCGGCTATGCAAATGACCGCCGTTTATTCCTGCGTGAGAATCCTTGCAGAGGCGGTAGCCGGACTTCCACTCCACCTTTACAGATATACCGAAACCGGTGGTAAAGAAAAGGCTGTTGATCATCCGCTTTACCTTCTGCTTCACGATGAACCGAACCCAGAGATGAGTTCATTCGTGTTCCGCGAAACCTTAATGACGCATCTGCTTCTTTGGGGTAACGCCTACGCACAAATCATCCGTAATGGCAAAGGTGAAGTCGTGGCTCTTTATCCGCTGATGCCGAATAAGATGACCGTTGACCGTGATGAAAACGGACAGCTCTACTACACATATCAGCGTTCAAACGAGGAAGCACACACGATGGAGGGTTCGTCCGTAAAGCTCAAGCCTTCGGATGTCCTTCATATCCCCGGTCTTGGATTTGATGGTTTGGTCGGTTACAGTCCCATTGCAATGGCAAAGAACGCTATCGGTATGGCAATAGCCTGCGAGGAGTTCGGTGCCAAGTTCTTTGCAAACGGTGCAGCACCTTCGGGTGTCCTGGAACATCCCGGCACAATTAAAGACCCAAGCAGAGTGCGTGAGGCTTGGCAAAGCCAGTTCGGTGGCGCTTCCAATTCCGGAAAGGTTGCGGTTTTGGAAGAAGGAATGAAGTACACACCGATTTCCATCTCTCCTGAACAGGCACAGTTCCTTGAAACACGCAAATTCCAAATCAATGAAATTGCTCGAATTTTCAGAGTCCCTCCGCATATGGTGGGCGACCTTGAAAAATCGAGCTTTTCTAATATTGAGCAGCAGTCCCTTGAGTTTGTGAAATACACCCTCGACCCCTGGATTATCCGTTGGGAGCAATCGATGATGAGAGTTTTGCTCTCTTTCGATGAAAAGAAGGAGTATTACATCAAGTTCAATTTGGAAGGTCTGCTCAGAGGTGACTATCAAAGCCGAATGAACGGCTATTCGATTGCAAGGCAGAACGGCTGGATGAGTGCAAACGACATCCGTGAGCTTGAAAACCTTGATCGAATCCCGACTGAACAAGGCGGAGATTTGTACCTCATCAATGGCAGTATGCTCCCGCTCGGTAGTGCGGGTGCTTATGCAGATATTAATCCTACAGAAACGGAGGTAACGGAAACCGATGAAGAACCCCACAGCGAAGAAGTTCTGGGCGTGGAAAAACCTGGCGGACGAAGGTCAACCCGAAGAACGAGTTCTTGAGCTGTACGGCACCATTGCTGAAGAGAGTTGGTTCGATGATGACATCACTCCCAGGATGTTCAAAGACGAACTGAACGCAGGCAGCGGTGATATTACAGTTTGGATCAACTCGCCCGGCGGAGATTGCGTAGCCGCAAGCCAGATTTACTCTATGCTTATGGACTACAAAGGCAATGTCACGGTCAAGATTGACGGCATCGCAGCATCGGCGGCTTCTGTCATTGCGATGGCAGGAACCAAGGTGCTTATGGCACCTACCGCCCTTATGATGATTCACAATCCTATGACAGCGGCATTCGGTGACCATGAAGATATGCAGAAGGCCATCGAAATGCTGAATGAAGTCAAGGAAAGCATCATCAACGCATACGAAATCCGCACCAATCTCTCCCGTGCAAAGCTGTCTCATCTTATGAGCAGCGAAACCTGGATGAATGCAAAAAAGGCTATTGAACTCGGCTTTGCTGACGAGATCCTCACCGATGAAAAAACGGTGGCGGATGTGCCTGCATTTGCATTTTCCAGCAAAGCGGTGGAAATGGCACTCATCAATAAAATCACCGCAAAAGCAAAACCCGTGGTCAAGGATGAACCCAAGGCAGAGCCAAAGGAAGAACCCCAGACCGAACCCACCCACGGTAGATCCGTCAGCGAACTGATGGAACGCCTCAACCTTATGAAATATTAAAAGGAGGATATCGCAATGACGATTATCGCAATGCGTGCAAAACGCGCCAAGGCTATTGAAGCCGCAAAAGCTTTTTTAGAGTCTCACAGAGACGCTAATGGTTTCCTTTCTACTGAGGACGATGCTATCTACACCGGTATGGAAAACGATATCGGCAAGATGGGTGTTGAAATCGCCCGTATGGAAAGAATGGAAGCTATGGATGCAGAACTTGCAAAGCCTGTATCTGTTCCTATCACTGAAAAACCCACAACCGCAAAGGTTGACACCAAAACCGGTACTGCATCCGACAGCTACAAGGAAGCCTTCTGGAATGCAACTCGCACCAAGAACGGCGTTTCCTATGAAGTTCGCAATGCTCTCCAGGAAGGTGTCGACAGTGAGGGCGGTTATCTCGTTCCCGACGAGTTCGAGAACACTCTCGTTCAGGCACTCCACGAGGAGCACATCTTCCGTGGCCACGCTCACGTCTTCCAGACCGAAGCCGGCAGCCGTAAGATTCCGGTTGTAACTACCAAGGGTACTGCATCCTGGATTGACGAGGAAGGCACTATCCCCGAGGGCGATGATATCTTTGGTCAGCAGACCATCGATGCGCACAAGGTCGGCACTATCATCAAGGTTTCTGACGAGTTGCTCAACGACTCCGCCTTTGACCTTGAGAGTTATTTCGCTTCTGAATTTGCTCGCCGCATCGGTGACAAAGAAGAGGATGCTTTCTTCAACGGCAACGGTGAGAAGAAGCCTCTCGGTATTCTTGCTGATAAGGGCGGCGCTGAAGTTGGTGTTACCGCAGCCTCCGGTACTGCTATCACCGCTGATGAGATTATCAATCTCTTCTACAGCGTAAAGGCTCCTTACCGCAGAAAGGCCATCTGGATTTTCAACGATGACACTATGGCTGCCATCCGCAAGCTCAAGGGTAACGATGGTCAGTACCTCTGGCAGAAGGCTCTCCAGGAAGGCGGTCACGAGACTCTGCTCGGCAGACCCATCTTTACTTCTCCTTTCGTTCCTACCATCGCAGCCGGCAACAAGGTAGCCGTGTTCGGTGACCTCCACTTCTACTGGATCGGTGACCGCCAGGGCATCACCTTCAAGCGCCTCAATGAGCGTTATGCTGATTCCGGTCAGGTTGGCTTCCTTGCCACCAAGCGTCTCGATGGTAAGCTCATTCTCCCTGAAGCCGTTAAGGTTCTTCAGATGAAGGGCACCGCTACTGCGTAACCGAAAGGCGGTGATGTAGAATGGCAAATCTGCTCCAAAGAGTAAAGGACAACTTAATTCTCACGCATAGCGTGGATGACGGTCTGCTCGAAGGCTACATCACCGCCGCCACCGCTTATGCGGAGAGTTATCAGCACATCCCGGAAGGACATTATAAAGACCACCCGATGCCGCCCACAACCGAACAGGCAGTAATAATGCTGACATCTCATTTTTATGAGTCGAGGGACGGTAGCACGGGTGGTTTCTTCCAGGATAATCCGCAAGCCGCACAGCAAGTATGGAACACGGTCAATCTCCTCTTAAGGCTTGACCGAGATTGGAAGGTGTAAGTATGAGCTTTGGCAAAATGAACACCTTCATCGAGATTGTATCCGTTGTAAAGGAAAAAGACAGCGAGGGTTTTGTGGTGAACTCCGAAAAAGTCCTTGCTTCTGTGCGCGCGTACAGAGAGGGTCGGCACGGCTCACAACGTTGGGCAAATCTTGCCGCCTTCTCCGAAGCCACAGACCTTTTCCGCTTTCGTAGCATTCCCGGCATTGACGTTACTACCGACCACATCCTTGTTTGCGAGGATGGCAGGTTCGACATCACTTCTGCCGAAGACGTCAAAAGCCGTGGAATGTACACGGAGGTGCTTGCAAAAAAGGTGGTGAGTTCCATTGGCAAAAGCTGAAGTTAAGATGCCAGATGATTTCCTTGAAAAGCTCTCCCGCCTTGCCGACCGAACTGACGAGATTTCCGAGCGTGTTTTGGAAGCCGGTGGTGAGGTTGTCCTTTCCAAAGTAAAGAGCAACCTTTCATCCGTTATCGGCAAAGGAACACAGTTTGACTCTCGCAGCACCGGTGAGTTGGAACGCTCTCTGGGTCTTACCCCGGTGAAGCTCGACCGCAACGGCAATTACAACATCAAGATTGGCTTTTCCGAGCCTCGTTCAGATGGTGGAAGTAATGCAAAAATCGCAAACATTATCGAGTACGGTAGACACGGGCAACCTGCAAAGCCGTTCTTGAAACCTGCAAAATCCGCTACACAGACACCGTGCCAAGAGGCTATGAAGCGTAAGTTTCAGGAGGAGGTCGACAAATTATGAGTATTCTTGCAGATATGCAAAAGATCATCAAACCCCTGGGCATCCCCATTGAAACAGGTGTGTTCACGGATAAGGCACCCGACAAATACATCGTTGTTGTGCCTCTCACTGATACCTTTGCCGTACACGCAGATAACCAACCCGAAATTGACGTGCAAGAAGCGCGTCTTTCCTTATACACCCAAGGCAGCTATACCAAGGAAAAGAACGCTCTTATTCGAGCCTTGCTTGCTGCCGACATTACCATAACCGGCAGACAGTATGTCGGTTATGAAACCGAGACCGGCTATCACCACTACAACGTGGATGTAGCTAACCACTATGAAATGGAGGAATGAAAATGGCAACTATCGGTCTTGATAAACTCTACTATGCCAAAATCACCGAAGATGACCAGGGCAACGAAAGCTATGCTACTCCGGCACAGCTTGCCAAAGCTATGACCGCAGACCTTTCTGTCGAACTTGCCGAGGCAACTCTGTATGCCGATGACGGCGCTGCCGAAATCGTCAAGGAGTTCAAAAGCGGTACGCTGTCCCTTGGCGTTGATGACATTGGTGCAACGGTGGCGTCTGACCTTACCGGGTCTACCATCGATGCAAACGGTGTTGTAATCGCCACTAACGCTGACGGTGGTTCTCCGGTAGCCATCGGCTTCCGTGCCAAGAAGTCCAACGGCAAGTATAAGTACTTCTGGCTGTACCGTGTAATCTTCGGTATTCCCGCATCCAGCCTCGCCACCAAGGGTGACAGCATCACCTTTAGCACACCTACTATCGAAGGTACTATTCTTTGCCGCAATAAGGCAGACAGTGCCGGCAAGCATCCCTGGAAGGCAGAAGCCACCGAAGGTGATGCTGCAATCGCAGCGGATGTAATCGCCAACTGGTATAAGCAGGTGTATGAACCGACATACAACTCTGCCACACCGGCAAAGGCTGAATAAGGAGGCTATGAAGTATGGATAAAGAACGTACTGCTACCATCCTCATTGGCAATGAGGAACACACTCTCTTACTCTCTACCAAGGCAACCAAGGAGATAGCCGCTCGTTACGGTGGTCTTGAAAACCTCGGTGAAAAGCTGATGAAGAGTGAGAACTTTGAAATGGCCATCGGTGAAATCGTATGGCTCATTACTTTGCTTGCGAATCAGACAATTTTGGTTCACAACATCCAGCACAAGGATGAACCCCGCGACCTGCTCACTGAAGAGTATGTGGAAATTCTCACTACTCCGGCTGACCTTGCAACCTATAAGGTAGCCATTACCGAGGCTATGTTTAAGGGCACCAAGCGTAACATCCAGAGCGAGGATGACCAAAAAAACGCGGCGGTCGAGTAAGTGACGAAGAGTTATTTACTCGACTTTTATATTACGGCATCGGTCAACTTCACCTGTCAATGGATGAGGTATGGCTGATGCCGTTTGGCTTACTCCTTGACCTTTGGGAGTGCCACAAACAGTACACTGGCATCGCCAAGCCGAAACGGGAACGATTCATTGATGACATTATCCCGGACGGTATCTGACGAAAGGTGGTGGTTAAATGGCAGATAACTTCGGTCTTAAGATCGGGCTTGAGGGTGAAAAGGAATTCAAGAAGGCACTGGCGGATATCAACCAGAGCTTTAAGGTTCTCGGCTCGGAAATGAAGGTCGTTGAGTCCCAGTTTGGAAAGAACGATAATTCTGTCGAGGCCCTCACCGCCCGCAACCAGGTACTAAACAAAGAAATCGATGCTCAAAAGCAACGAATCGAAACGCTCCGTGCAGCTCTTGAGAACGCATCATCCTCCTTTGGAGAAAACGATAAGCGTACTCAAAACTGGCAAATTCAGCTTAATAACGCAACTGCCGCCCTTAACAATATGGAGCGTGAACTCAAGAATAACAACGATGCACTGGATGAAGCCGCAAAGGAATTTGATGATGCCGAAGACAAGGCAGACCAGTTTGGAGATGAAGTTGAAAACGCAGGTGAACAGAGTGATGATGCCAGTGGCAAATTCTCTGGACTCGGCACAGCTTGTAAGGCTGCCGCCGCTACCATAGCCGCCGCTTTTGCAGCCGTTTCCGCAGCAGCTATTGCCGGTGGCAAGGCACTTGTGGAAATGGCAACCGAAGGTGCTGCTTATGCGGATGACGTCTTAACCACTGCAACGCAGACCGGTATCGCAACCGATAAACTGCAAGAGTATATGTATGCCGCAGAGCTTGTTGATGTTTCTACCGAAACACTCACAAAATCGATGGCAAAACAAATCAAGTCTATGAAGGCTGTGCAGGACGGTACCAAGATGTCGGTGGAAGCCTATGACAAACTTGGTGTTTCGGTTACAAATGCTGATGGTAGTTTGCGCGACTCAGATACAGTGTATTGGGAAGTTATCGATGCCCTTGGCAAGGTTGAAAACGAAACCGAACGTAATGCTTTGGGTATGCAAATCCTCGGCAAGTCTGCTCAAGAACTGAACCCCCTAATTGAAGCTGGCGCCGCACGAATGAACGAACTTGGTGAACAAGCTCGTGCTGCCGGATATGTTGTCAGCGATGATATGCTCAATGCCTATGGTGCGTTGGACGACCAGTTGCAATATCTTAACGTTGGCGCACAAGCAGCCAAGAACGCTCTTGGCACAGTTCTTCTCCCGGTGCTTACCGACC